AAAAGGGCTAGCTTTCTTGAAAGGAACATTAACTATGAATGCCTTTAAAATCTATCATAGGCAGCCGAAAATAACAAATAAAAAAAGGCGGGTTGCCCCGCCTTTTCTTCATGGTTTTAATTCTATTCTATCAGTTCTTCTTCTGAAATTAATTCTATTATTGCAAATACTCCCTTTTCATTTTGGCAATCGTAAGAACTAAAATGATCCCCGTTATTATCATAAGCGCATAAATACCATTTAGATCCTTCATGGTTTTGTGTAACCTCAATTTTAAACTTGTTGGGTAAATCCACGTCAAAACTTAGATCATCATCATTCATGTTAACTACCCCCGAATATTGTATATGATAAATAAATGCTTAAAATCATGGCGAGCATAACAATGCTCGCCCCGATAAATTGTCTTAATTCCTCATTCATGATCCGATCCAATTCAATTTTGTTGGTGCGTTTCTTACTGTTTCTTGAAGTACTTTCTCTTGCGCTTGTTTTTGGGTGCGCTTTCTTAAAATGCCCGCACTTGTTTTATACTTATCTTTTTCAAGGAAGAAAGTGTAAAGGATATTTCTAATTTCTGTAAATGCGTCTTCTGCATCCTCCCCAAATGCTTTCATAAATAAAGTATAGCTTGGCATTTTATTTGAAGCTATCCCGTAGGGCTTGCGCTTTGCTAGTCCTCGTTCAATTGCCATTGCTTCGATTTCTAGCATTGTTTTCTTTGCTTCCTTCGCGACTTGCTCCATAACTTCATAATCTTTTTTAAAGATTTCTAATTCGTTGTCATGTCCTCGTTCTACATTTAAATAATTTAACATTGTATTAAGTTCCTTTCCTTCTGTTTAATACTTAATCAGAATACACGAATAAAACACATTACGCAACAGTATAATACACAATGCTACAAGCAGCCATCTAGTATGTCGGGAGATTGACATACTATATCTTGTGTGCAGCATCTTGTGCCAGGACTTAATTAGACATACTAAATCTTGTGTGTGCAGCGATTGTGCGTCAAATTACTTACACCACTACATCTCGTGGTACTACATCTTGTGCCAGGAATTGGGCAGGCATACTACATATGGGGTTACTTGGGGCAATCGGGCGGGGCGTGTCAAATCATTGACCCCCCGACCCCCTTGACAAAAAAATCGGGCGGCCGCACCCACCCACCCACCCAGGTTGGGTAGATTTATTCACGTGTTTTTTCATTTGACCAACTAACCAAAGTTGCAAGTTGCGGGAATCGGTAGTAAAAGACCCATAGGAGTCCCTAGGCGTGGAAAAAAATTCTGATATAAATTCATTTGGTAATCTGAATGCTTTTGAGTTATTTGGGCGCATGTGTGTGTTACTGGATTCTGCGCCTTTGTATCGGGATCAGTGTATCAGGAATCTTGGCTATCGTTTTATACCAGCTGTGCAGCATGGCAGGGTTCGATATTATTTTCGTGGTGATAGTTTGACGGGTTTTGTGACGTGGGCGTATTTGACTCACGAGGAGGCTGATACGGGGGAATATAATGGGGATGAAGTTTTTGCTAGGACGGAGGGTGATAGATTATGGGTTATGGACATGGTAGCCCAAGATAGTGTACTGTACATATGTAGGGACTTATACAAGTATCTTGGAGCGGTTACGAATCATGATTATTGTTACTGGAGGCGCGGTGACAGGGTTGGATGGATTAAAAAGAGGTTAGCACATGGGTGAGAAAAGAGATTCTGGTAGTAAGGATGCTGATAATTTTGGTGCTGAGTTTGGAACGGACAGGCGTTTAGAACAACGTCAGGCGGCAACGAGGCGCAATCAGGCTGTTCAGAGAAATCGCAGGGAGCGGAAGAGCAGGGTTGATGATCGTGCTATGACGAATGTTCCTGTTGTTACTTCACCAAACAATATTTCAAATCGCGGTGTTGCTGTACTTCAGGCTGCTTCAGGAGGGGGCGGTGGAGGCGGAGGTGGTGTTCTGAATGTTGACACAAGAACGGCTAATGAAATTGCCGCTGCGAATGCTGTTGCAAGAGCTTTACAGAGCGGCCGCCCCTCAGACACAGGTTCAGGTGCTGTAATAAATCAGACTCTAGCAGAATTAGCTGGGGCATCTTCTACAGATAATCAAGATGATTCTCTATTTCAAGATTTAAGCAGGAGTCTGGATAACGTAATTTTTGGTGATGAGTTTGGTGGCAATTTACGACCAAGGCTTACTACCCTTAATGTTTCTCCTATATTAGCTTCTACGCAACAAATTATGGATCAAGGTTCAGACCAAGCTGTGCCAACAACGACAGATATTGTGAATGCTTCAATAGAGCAAGCACGTGCGAATCAAGGTTCAGGACTCACGAGTCTAACGGGCGATCCTATGACCGATGCGAACATTGCTGGTTTTCAAGATACAACTGTACCGCCTCTTGCTTCTGGAACCACGACTCCTGCTTCTCCAGCGGATATCATTAATCAGTCTATAGAGGAAAAACGTGCTAGTGGTGATTTTGGTTTAGAGTTTGGTAATCAAAATCAACAAGAACAGATGCAAGGAATAGGTAATTTAATTTCTAGAACAACACCTCCAACAGGTTTAAATACTTTAAACCCGTTTGCTCAAGTAGGGTCTAGGATGGCGGGGAACATTTTGGATAAGATAAATGAGGGTGGTGAGGCTATAAGAGATGATTCTGGTATGATTGTTGGTGTTGTTCATGATGGCATATTAGGAAAAGTTTATACAGGAAGACCTGGATTTAATCCTTTTGCACCACCAGAAAGACCCGAAAAGGATGTAACTGATCCGTGTCCTCCGGGCTTTCAGTTAATTGGGGGTGTATGCAGACCAACATATGACGTGACGGCACCAGTGGCTCCTCCTGCACCGACACCGGGAAGCAACTTTCAGATGACACCAACGGTTGGATTTCCAACCAGCTTTGCACCGATGACGCAGGCAACACCTGTCTCGCTTCCTGATCCATTCGTATTATCTCCGACAGGGGCGGCAATTGGCAGACGGGTTTAATGGCGTACCAGACGAGGTACTCAAGGAAATTTATGCCTTAGAGAACCAGAAGGTTAAGCTGACAATTCGTGAAAAGGCAAAAGATGAGTTCATGCCTTTTGTTCATCATGTATATGACGGGTTTATTGAAGGTCGGCATCACAGAATTATTGCCGAGAAGCTGGAGAGGGTTGCAAGGGGCGAGTTAAAGCGTTTGATTGTAAACATGCCTCCTCGACACAGCAAATCAGAATTTGCATCCTATCTTATGCCTGCGTGGTTTTTGGGGCGCAATCCAAAGTTAAAGATAATACAGGCAACGCATAATACTGAGCTTGCGGTGCGGTTTGGACGTAAGGTTCGTGATTTATTAAACACGCCAGATTATACGGCTATATTTCCAAAGACAGGTTTGAAAGCGGATGACAAGGCTGCGGGTAGATGGGGCACGTCAGCTGGGGGCGAATATTTCGCGGCAGGCGTTGGTGCAGCAATGACAGGACGTGGTGCGGATTTGCTTATTATTGATGACCCGCATTCGGAGCAGGATGCTTTGTCATCAAGCGCATTTGATAATGCATTTGAGTGGTATTCATCAGGTCCTCGACAGCGACTTCAGCCTGGGGGCGCGATTATTATCGTTATGACCCGCTGGGGCATGAAGGATTTAACAGGGCAAGTCATTAAGATGCAGGCGCAGGATGCATTAGCCGACCAGTGGGAGGTTGTGGAGTTTCCTGCCATAATGCCATCTGACAAACCTTTATGGCCTGAGTTTTGGAAGAAGGATGATTTAATTAAGGTAAAGGCATCTTTGCCTGTTGCGAAGTGGAATGCACAATGGCAACAGAATCCAACAGCAGCAGAGGGTGCAATTGTTAAGAAGGAATGGTGGCAGATGTGGGAGAAGGAGGATATTCCCACGGTTAAGTATATCATACAGTCCTACGATACTGCATTTAGTAAAAAAGAATCATCCGATTATTCTGCGATTACAACATGGGGCGTATTTGAAAACGAAGAGACGGGAGCCGATAATCTTATACTTATGGATGCAAGGCGCGGTAGATGGAACTTCCCTGAATTAAAAGGCGTTGCTGCAGAGGAGTATGAATACTGGGAGCCAGATATGGTTATCATTGAGGCGAAAGCATCTGGTCAGCCATTAACAGATGAGTTACGTGCAGCAGGCATTCCAGTTATGAACTATACACCGAGCAAAGGTCGTGATAAGATAACACGCATGCACACGGTGGCACCTTTGTTTGAAGCTGGGATGGTGTGGGCACCTACCCATAAATTTTCAGAGGAAGTCATTGAGGAGTGTCTTGCATTTCCGCACGGGGAGCATGATGATTTTGTAGACAGCATGACTATGGCTCTGATACGCTTTCGTCAGGGCGGGTTTATAGAACTTGAAGGCGAGAACGACAACGAGGATTATTATCCAAGAAAACGGGAATACTACTAATGTCTAAGAAGAAGACTCCTAAAGCAAAAGAAAAAAGGCGCGGCCAGTTGAAGCGTTTGGGATTTGATGAAGAGCGCATTCTTGAGATATTGGATCTTGAGTTTGACTTAGGTGCTTACAAAGCACCGGGAACACCGCTACCCGGAAAAACGTTTGTTGATGGCGGTTTTGTTAAGGTTCAGAGACGTGGTACATTTAAAGGAACATTCTAATGGCAATACCTCCTAGACCAATTGGCAGTTTAACAGATTCAGGTTTACAGCAAACGCAAGGCACTACAGTAGAAGTAAATGCTCCTGAAGATTTTGCTGGAGGCGCAGAGGTATTACAATCACCTGACGGCAGTGCATTGGTTCAGTCAATTCTTGAAAATGCTGAAAACATTGAGGTAGAGACAGAAGAATACGTTCATGATGCCAACCTTGCAGAAATAGTGGATGATAGTATTTTATCAGAACTATCTTCTGATTTGCGCGGGGCATACGAAGAAGACACCGAATCAAGAAGTCAGTGGCAAGAAGCGTATACCAAGGGTTTAGATTTACTTGGCATTAAGTATTCAGAGAGAAGCCAGCCTTTTGAGGGCGCATCTGGGGTAACGCATCCGTTAATATCAGAGTCCGTAACACAATTTCAAGCACAGGCTTATAAGGAATTGCTTCCTGCTGGAGGACCGATAAAGACACAGGTTATAGGCGCGAAGACAGCTGAAAAAGAAGCTCAGTCAGCGCGAGTCAAGGACTTCATGAACTATCAGATAACTGAGGTTATGGAAGAGTTTGACCCAGACACCGACCAGATGTTGTTTTATCTGCCTCTTTCTGGTTCTACATTTAAGAAAATATATTTCGATCCAACAAAAGCCCGGGCCGTATCAGCGTTTGTTCCGTCTGAGGATTTAGTTGTGCCGTACTCTGCTACTGATTTAGCTACAGCACCACGGGTAACACACGTTGTGCGTATGGATCCAAACCAAGTTCGCAAGTTACAGGTAGCTGGGGTATACCGAGATGTGGAGATCGCATCTGATGAAGCGTCTGATGACACGGTTCGTGATAAGATTGATGACATTGAGGGTATTAGCAAGGGCTATTCTGAAGAAATGCACACCATTTTGGAGATGCATGTTGATTTAGACCTTGAAGGCTTCGAGGATATGGGTGCAAATGGCGAGCCAACGGGTGTAAAATTGCCATACATTGTTACAATTGACGTTGGTTCAGGCGAGGTTTTAGCAATTACGCGAAATTTTGCTCAAAATGATACATTAAAGCGTAAAATACAGTATTTTGTGCATTATAAGTTCTTGCCGGGGCTAGGATTCTACGGATTTGGTCTAATTCACATGATTGGGGGTCTTGGAAGAGCCGCAACAAGCATACTTAGGCAGTTAATTGACGCTGGAACCCTTGCAAATTTACCTTCTGGCTTTAAAGCTCGCGGGATTCGTATAAGAAATGCTGATGAACCGCTTAGTCCGGGTGAATTTAGGGATATTGATGCTCCGGGCGGTGATATTCGCAATTCTATCATACCATTACCATTTAAGGAGCCATCTGGCACTCTAGCATCGTTATTGGGTTCAATAATTGAAGGTGGTAGACGATTTGTATCAATAACAGACCAACAATTAGGTGATAGTAAGAGTGGAGATATGCCTGTTGGCACCACTGTTGCATTACTTGAGCGTGGTATGAAGGTTATGTCTGCAATACATAAGCGTTTGCATTATGCCCAGAAGACAGAGTTTAGATTGCTTGCGCGAATTTTTGCAGAAAACTTGCCTCT